GAAATGTACCATCAGTTGCAGATCCAGAAGTGTAATCAATAGTAAGTTCATCTCCTACAGCCACACCATGACTTGAAATCGTGATTGTTACTGTAGTTCCTGATTGAGAGTAAGTTCCTGTTTTGGTAAACCCTTCTCCTGGTGGGGTAAAAGTAAAGCTAGCACTATCATTTGCACGACTATCAAGGAATCCTTCTATGGTATCCGCATCTGTTTCCGACACCTCAAAAGTAAAATCATAAATTTTTGGATTTTGATGAGCAGCAAGTCCAAATAATATTCTATGTTCATAGCCATCAGCAAAACGAACTGTTCTAGTATTTGGTGCAGATCTTTT